ACCAATTCCGGCACCTATAAGGCAGGGTAAGCACTCCAGGAAAATAGGTCCTAATTTTCCCCATATGTTATAATTTTTTTCGTAGTATTGTATACTTACCGCTACGAAAAAAATGTATATAAGAAAAAAAGTACAGCCCAATCCTATAAGCCCCCACCGAAATAGTTTCCAGTTATATACATCCTGTTCTTGTTTAGTCATATCAATTCCTGTTCATATATAGATTGCTGTATTTCTTCTACCGGGAAAATACTTTTTTGCGCTACATGCTGTTTAAATCGTTCTTCCTGTGCTCGCCAAATATCTTTGTCGTTTTCGCAGCCTACATGATAAAACCCCATGTCATAACACGCTATCCTGTGACTTCCTGATCCTTCATGAGAGTCAAATATTTTCCAGCCGGGTTGATCATATTTTTTAAGAAGCCATTTATATAATTTTATCGGTTTTTGAACCTGCAATATAGTTCCTTCTTTTAATAATACAACTCTATTAATTTTAATAATTCGCAATGCTCTATTAAATGACGTATAAATTAATTCACCATCAGATTGTTTTATTCTTTGTTCTTTGTCCCATACTATCCAACCCATCGAAGGTTTATTAATTTTATCAATAAAATAATTTATACCGAAAATTATTTGTTCTTTTGATATTCTGAAGATTTCATTAAAATATTTTTGATCAGGTGGTTTTTTATCCCAATTTTTCTTTATATGTGCTTTTCTTCCTCCGTGTTTACCTTCTGATTTTTCATTTCCGTCCATGCCTATCCCATACGGCGGATCAACTATAGCCAAGTCGTAAAACTTATCCGGTAAGCCTGCCATATGGTCCATACAATCACAGCAATGTACTACGTTTTTCATCGAGTCACTCCCCATACACCCGCAGCTAAAGCCAGCGATATCAGAACCACCCGTTCAATCCATATACGTCTCTGGTATCGCTTCAATATCTTCTCGGAATTGTTCAATTTTTCCTCTAAGCTGTTCAATAATTTCGCCTGCTCTATGTTCTCTTTCTTCCATTCTTCGTTGGAACTCTGCAAATCGGTTATTTGCTTCTCCGAGTCGGTTATTCTGTTTTGCAAGTTCTCTATAATCATTCTTTGTATTTTGAATATCCCTTTGTAGCTGCTCAATAGTTTCTGCATCTCTTTCGATCCTGGATTTGTTAATATCATTAATTGTGTTAAGTCGGTCAATAGTTGCAATTGCTGATTCAAATTGTTCAGAAAGTAATTTTTCACTGGCCTGGACATTGCGCAATTCTCCGGATTGAATTGTAAAACAGATGCAGTATCCGATTCCAGCCCATAGCAGGCACCCGATAATAAGAATAATAATATACCAAATAATAGATTTCTTGACCATTTCATTTCCCCTGTCCTTTCTGAATCTTTTCCGTTTCGTTTTTCATGTTACTGTCTAATTGCCAGTGATAATTTTTCCCTTTTTGCCAGTTGTCCGCCACCTGGAATCCGCAGAACTGGGCTATATTAGCCGCCATTGCGAGTATGATCGGGACCCCGGCTGCAAGCAACTGATCCGGAGCAAAAAAAACTATCAGCAGAAACATAACGAAAAAAGTTATATGAGTTATAAGAAATGCAGGTCCTTTTTTAATTTTCATTATTCAACCGCCTTTCAAAAATTTCCGGTCGGCAGAATGGGGAACTGCCGAACCGGATAAATGTGTGTAGAAAGAAGAGACAAAATAAAAAGGAGTAGTATGAAAAAACCGGTATATACACACACATAATATATCAGATACCAGAAAAAAAGTCAAGCAAAAAAAAGGACAGCACACGGCCGCCCTAAATTGGTATGACTACCAATAAACCTTCATGGTGTGGGTGCGGGAGTGACAGAAACTAATTGTTGTAACTGTTGAAATTGTATGCTCTTTTGTACCGAACTATCTATCATAGTCCAGATAAAAGCTATAATCATTATAATACTTATTAATGTAGGAACCCATGTCTTTATTGTAGTTGAAGTTTTATGTTTTAGTTTTTCGATTGCTTCTGTATTTTTTTTCACCTGGGCTTTTATTCCGTTATTGCCTGTCATTCCTATTAGTTCAATTTTTATTTCTGCGCTTTCTGTATGTATCTCATCTATCTTATCAAGCCGTTTTCGGACCTGGTCCCATTGAGTTTCTGTCAATCCCGCCATATTTTACCTTCCCAAAGGACTAATTTTTATAAATTTTCTTACTGGGTTTGTATCGACTAGAAAACATTCACATAATATAATTTCTTTCACATTCCCTTCGAAATCACCAGGACCATCATAATCCATTACTATGTAATCCTGTGAAAATTCATAAGTCCCGGTCTTCAGTGACAATCCGGAAATTTCCTCAAATGTACCATCTGCATAGAAAATATCTTTTCCAATGTAGATTTCACCCAACTGGGTGTATTGGTATTGGTTCCAGGAATCTATTATTTCAATCGTCCTGGTTTCGGTAGTCTTTTCCTCCTGTATCGTACAGGACAAAACAGCTACACATATGATAAGTAAAAAAATAATCCTTTTCATTCAAGCTCCTTTCGCTTAATAAAATTATTATACTCAATATAACAATTTATAGAACAAAAAACAAGCCTTTCAGCATCTAAATTGTTAAAATCAAATCTTTTAATTTTGTCTTTATCTGTTTTATTCAATTGAATTTTTTTCATTTCTTCATTATCATCATAATTATGAGCAGCGTAATGCTTGTATATTTTTATAGTTCTGCTTTTTACGTCAATTACTATACATCCGTCTGATATTATTTTTTCTAATTTGGTTTTGCAATTATCACATTCCATTATGCCCTCAAATCAACATCATTCATGACATTATCCGTATTTCCATTGACACAATCAATTGTCTCCTGTACAAGATCTATAAGATTCGAGTCAAAATAATAAGTCCCAAAAATTCGTATTGTTGTTGAATCTTGTCTTTTTACTTCTGTTATCACAGAACTATCTTCGCCTAATCCTGTTTGGTTCCAATCAACATCTGCTGTACCTATTACTATAATTCTATCTCCCGTGGTTGGCACAAGAGAGGAAAAAGCATCAAAAAGATCATCTTCTGTTTTCCATCCTGTATCTCTTATTCTCACATTAACTTTTTTCCCACCATCGAACAGCCCGGTTGTAATTACATCTCCAGTAGAACTCAATGATGTTACCCCTGCTATACTGCCAGCATTCGTTATACCTCCACTGCTTAGATTCGCTCCGTTGCTTGTCAACAATCCGCTTGCAGTTATTGTTGTAGCCCCTGCAATAGCACCGGTATTCGTTGTACCCCCATTACCCAGATTAGCTCCTACGCAAGTTAGTAATCCGGTCAATGTTGCTGCCGCTATCCCTGTTATATTGCCACCGCCAAACGCACCGCCTACACATGTGAGCAATCCAGTTAATGTTGCAGTAGCTCCCGTTATATCACCGGCTTTTAACAATTTCAGTAAATCGGTCCATGCGCCGGATGCCCTTTTTTGCCAGTATACGCCATCTTCATCTATTTTCAATTGAAAATCATCATTAACCGGACTGGCCGGGTCATCTCCGTTATACGCTGCTATAATTGCCGTTGATGTAAGTAATAATAGATAATCAGCATATCCCACATTATTAGTCAACATCGCCTTTGGCATTCGATGTATTCTGTCAGTACTCACGGTTTCTAAGCTGTAATTAGCTATGCTTTCACAGAAATATGTATGCTCTCCGGTCACTTCGTTGAATTTTTTCTCCAGAATAACGCATGTTTTCTCAATAAGCAAAAGATAATCCTCATCAATAATTACAAATCCACCTATATCATAATCGGCTGTGCTAATTAATCGAAATTGCAGATTGCCATATATATAATGCCTAGCCAAGCCAGACGCTAATTTTGCAGCGTCGGCGTCTGTCCGTATATATTCTGTTTTATACTCAATTACCTTTTCTGTGCCCGACTCCAGGCGGCACTTAGTAATATGGTCCTGATCTTTTATTATCGCCTCTCCTATTATGTCCAGCCGATAAATTTGTGCCGTCTCTGATCCGTGAGTGTTTTCTATGTCAATTTTTGCCCTGCGGCCCGATGCAGTGAAAGTATTGGTTGTTACAGTACCACCCGATGATACTAATTCCAGTTCTACGTTTGCACAGGCTACAATTTCAGTTCCCTCAATCTCGAAGTCAACATATACCGCATCCGTTCCGGCCCCTCCAGGATAATGTTCTGCTGGGTCCAGTTCTATTCCGCATTTAAACATTGCCCCCGGATTAGTTATATCCTGGTATAAGATAGGTTTTTCAAGCCCCGGGTCCGGAAGTTCCTTGATGGAAAACCACCGTATATCTACCCCCTCAATATCAGAATTATTTTTCTCAATATCTAAGTATCCTAAAATATTTTTTGTTGATGCCGTATATCGAAAATAATCAGTTGTGCTTGTGTCTGTAGGAAGATAATTGTAAGGTGTTAATTTTCCAGATTCATCGAAATAAAAAGTATATCCGAACTGAAAAAGCAAATTTGTAAGTATATTTAAATACGTGTCTCCACCTATACCTACGCTTACGGTTTTGAAAATTTTTTTAAAGTATCGTTCTCCAGGGATTTGCCCCTTCGGATTTCCGGGAATTTCTTTCATATTTTCCTCAACCACAAAATAATCAATAACCGTGCTTATTGTAACATTAGCCACATCCCCGGTCGTTAATCCGGCCAATACAAGTAGTTGATGGACTATTGAATTCGCAGTATCTCCAGGATCGCATATTTTATAATCCTCCCACATGAAGGATGAGAAAATTTTTTTCTGTAGTACATAAATTCGGTCAATACATTCTATATTGACTGCATCAAGTTTTGATGTTATTTTTAATTTTGCATCCCTGCGCACATAGCCCATAAAATAATCAGACCCATCTTTTTTTATGTACACCTTAATTGCATCATTATAATCAAGAAATTTCAAGGCAAGTGTTGCATCTGGTTTTACTCTAAAAGTACAATAATCAGCTACGGGTTTCAGATTATTCCAGAGGGTGGATACTTTTCCTTTCCATGAATCATAATCTACGTATGAAGAAATATCTTCCCATCCAGAACCCTGTTGAAAATCTAATTGAAACAACCATGTACTCACCGGCCTGTCTCCTCAATTTTTATTAACCTGGTTTTCAATCTTTCAGCAACCCGAAATTCCGCTTCTTCATCTATGAATCCATCCGCCTGTATGTATATATTGATCACCTTTCCCGGTGTCCTGGTTCTTTCCGGTGCCTTAGTTCCTTCAATCGGCTGTATTTCTTCGATATCAGCAACCTCGATCATTTCCAGCTTTAACCCTGTCCATCCTAAAACCGCATTTAACACGGTAGCAATTGCATTCCAGATATACGCCACCCCCTGGGCAAGCCATTTATATACTTTTATAATGACATTCGCTAAGGGAACGATTGCTTTGTTTACTAGAAAAGTCAATACAGTTGCGAGTATCTCAATAAAGGGTGCTAAAATTTGCAACTGCGGTAAAAGCAATTGTCCAATAATTATACCTAATTCCCCTAGAAATTCAAGTAATGGCTGTAATGTTTCTTCTATAACCGGGGAAAGTATTTCCAGAATTCCTTTTAGAACTGGTTCGAGTGCTGTATAGAGAGCCCCAATCGGGCCCATAGCCATCATATTTGTTATCAGGCTTGATCCAAACTCACCCAATCCCTGTGAAACAATATTGAACATTCCGGATACATTCTGCATATTTTCTGCTATCTCTTCTTGTTGGCGTGCATAGTATTCAGGGTCATAATATCCCTCTCGGGGTCTTCTTTCTCCCCGGTATTCATACATTCCGGTATACCAGGATGGTCCTTCCGGTATGCCTGTAATCATTGCCTCTGGCTTTTCTCCCTGATCAGCTATGGTCTCTGTAGTTTCCTTGATTGTCGGCAATTCTCTGTTGAGAATTTCTGCTATCTTTTGTAGTAATTCTTTTTGTGCTTTTGTATCTAATGCTTTGAGCCCTTCGACTCCTATGTCTCCGAGTGCCGTTTGGATTTCTTTCCATGCTTCTTGTATATATTCAGTCGCACCTTCAACAGCCGGTGTGAATTTTACTTCAATTTTTTTCAAGGCTTTTTCTATTTCTTCATTCGCTTCCTTGTGAAACTGTATAAATTCTGCATTGGCTTCTTCCCATTCCCTTACATAGCGTTCATAAAATTCTCTTAATTTCTTTGACCCGCCTTTTTCTAATTCCCGTCTTTCCCATTTCCCCCCATGTTCGAGTATATATCTATAATATTCTTCAACGCCCAAGGGTTCTGTAGTTCTCAATATTTTAGGAAGTGCCATACGCCCTATGGATTCTGTTAATATTTTCCCTATATTTGCAGTTGCAATCATAATCAATTCAGGAATTGAATTAATTGTTGCACCTAAAAAATCCGCAAATGATAATACGGCAGCCCTAAAACCTGCCATCAAAATTTGAGACATGCTTCCAACAATTTTTGCAAAGTCCATTCCAGTAAGAATGTCTTTTAGAATAGGAATGATACTCCGGAAAACTAATCCAGCAATTTCAGGAATATGCAGGAAAAAATTAGTTATCTGCGTTTGATGTTCTTCAATCCAATCCGCAAATGGTTGCATGGCTTCATCTGCCATAGTTGCTATTTTTCCAGCAACCGGCAGGATAGCTTTTCCAAGTCCGGTCAGTATCCGTTCAGAAGTTGCTCCGATTTTCCTCATAATATTTGCAAAGCTCCCCCCGGTTCGGATAGCATCGCCCTGTGCGTCGGCAGTTCCCTTAATTACCAGATTTAGCCGGGCCTGTGCTTTTTGTGCTTCCGTTGCAGCCCGGACCCCGCCTTCTATCCCCATATTAAGCAATTCCTGATTGAGAGTGACCTGGTTTATGATTACTCCGTATTTTCGAAAAACTTCGGTATTACCCACAATCCCGGATTGCATATCACGCATAACATCTGCTTCAGCCATATTGTTAAAACTTGCAAGATCCACAGTAAGACGGGTGAGCACCTTCGAGAATTCAAGCCCCTGTTCTCGGGCAAATCCAAGCGGTACAAAGGTATCCTGAAAAACTGCCATATATTTTCGCAGGTCATTTGCGGACCTGCCAACAGATTTTGAGAATTTCTTTGTCCATGTATCCGCTTCTTTCGTAAGATGCTTGAAAACTACCCGAAATTTTGATTCGATTTCTTCCGCATTACTCCCTAACATTATAATTTTTTTCCCGAATTCTACTACTTTTCGAATTGCCATTGTAATTATAGCAACACTGAAAATTCGTTTTAGCGTTTCACCCAGTCTATTTCCGGCAGTTGCAGTAGTCCTGAAACTTCCTTTGACTCTTCCGAGTTCCCGGTCGACCCTGCGTATATTATTGTGTGCCCCGGATAGTTCCCGGTTCATTCTATCTTGTACATCGAGTATAAGTCTTAATGTTTCAGTACTCACACCATTCATCTACGTTTTACTTTTTTTAATCCTTTCTGTATACCGCCTCTCGGTTTTTTCTGAATATCAGGCTTAAATTCTTTTCTGGCCCGTTTTTGTATTTCAAGCAATATTGCCATTAACCGGGGGTTTTTTTGTTGGTGCTGTAAATAATCATGGGGAGTAAGAAATAGATTATATCCATCCGGATTAGCAATCGAAAAAAACAACTCAAAATAATATTTCCATTTTCTTAATCCCCACCATGTTATTGAACCCACATCAAACACAGGTGGATTTTCTCGATCTGATGCCACCTTAAAAGCATGTATTCCGGCCTTTATTTCCTCCCGTTCCTGTTTACTTATATAGGGTTTTCGCTATCCTCCCCGGAACCAACCGGATTTACCCTATTGATTCCTCTTATTACTTTCTTAAGTATATCAGGATTTCTATCCAGAGATTTCCAGAGTTTTTTGTCCCAGGGAAGTTTTTTCCCAGACGCATCACATATATTGTGATCTTCCACTCCTGCCCCGAGGGTAAGCTCACGTATTTTCATCCTTGTATCCGCATCTGTTTTTATCTTCGTGGTTTTTTGTTTATCGGCATGTATTTCGATTCCTTCAGTATTAAGAGATTCAATTTGAGCAGCCGTGTAAGGTGGAAATGGCCGGACCTTCACCCATCGTAAAGGCTCTCCGTCTTCTTTTTTTCCTTTTCCATCTGTGAAAAACTCATCCAGGCTTATTATTTCCGTCTTATATGGAAGCAATCCTGGAATATCATATAATTCCATAATCATCCTTTCTATGACGCAAGATCATAAAATGCTTTTGTTGATTCATCCGGTACAGTTCGGATGAATTCATTTACTTCGCTGTTAATCGTAAACTTAAAAATATATTGCACATCTTCCCCATCCGGGGCCGTCATGTTTTCATTTTCAACAAGATCTACTTCCCAATAACCCACAGAATCGGGAGTAACTGTAATATCATCACCCTTTATAAGTGATGTATAATTTTTGTACTGCACAATACTCTTGTTTAACCGCACCGTAAAAGAATCTGTGACAATGTTCCCTTCCGGGTCTGTACAAAATCCCCATACCAGACATGTGCTTAGTGTATCCGGGGTTTCACCTGCATAGGAATAATCTATTTCAAGATTATCGATTTCAGGAGAGGTTGTACCATCCGCAGAATGAAGAAATAATTTTACATAACACTGCGTTGATGCACTTACCAGGGAAGCCTTATTTGTCTCAATCTCTGTTGCCGTATTGGCCTGGCTATATGTGCCATCTGATTCCGCCCATGCACTCCCTGTCCAGTAATACCAGGCAGTCCCCTTTTTGATTATATATTTAATCTCATCACTGCCAGTTTTTGTTGTTGTCTCTGTAAATCCTTCCAGCACATCGGTCCTGAATCCGGTTATCATTTCTACAGTTGGATTTGTTGCCAGATAGGATTCTACATTCATATTTGCGGCCAATTCCGATACACTGCTTTGTGTATTCGAGTCAGGAAATATAACTTTAAATTGCCCATAATCTTCACCGTCTACGTCCAAGGATCCACAATTTGTGTTGAACGTAGCCGCATCATTAGCCTGTGTATAAGTACCGTCACTTGTGGCCCATGCGGATCCGTTCCAGTATAGATAATCCCCGGATCTACCGATTTGCAGCGTATACCGGGGTGCTCCACTTTCCGTGGTCGAAAAAGTATTGAAAAGCTTAATCGTTCCATCTCCGCTATGCTCCATTTCCGGAAGAATAACGGCGGTTTCGACATACAAAGCTGTTAGACTATATCCTGGTGTATAATTCGTCGTATACATTATTACATCATAGATAATAAAATCATCATATTCCTGATCTGCTAATTTTGCACCAGTTCTATCATTCCCAAGGCGATGGATAGTCGTGCTGCCTCTAGTATCGCTAATGTTACCACCATCTTTTAAGACGCCGTCGATAAATACATTTGAATCATTTGCCCCGGTAAAATCACATGTTATTGCTACTTCGTACGGAGTATCGGCTACCGGGGAAAAAGCAATTGACTTACTTAAAATCACACTACCAACCGAGTTGTAAATGTAAAAATACAAATTAGCACCTGAATGAATAAGCATAACAGCGCCATTATAATTGGCAATGCCACCATTCCAGTATATATGTTTTTCCGTTGCAGGAGCACCGGAATATTCAGGAGTCCATTTAAATTTTACAGTAAAAATATCTCCATTTCCTTGATCTGTATTGGGAAAATCAAGATAAGCAACCGCCTCTCCAGTACATGATAATTTACCACCTGCAATCGATGCTGTGCCGTTTAGTGTCCCGGCTGTATCGTCATAGGCATAATCGGCATCTTCGTCCGTTTCCCATCTTGCGTATAATACAGAATCAGTTGGAATTTGTTGTGTCTGTTGTACTTGACCACCTGAAAATTCCGCTTTGTCTGAATCGTATGTAAAATCTGTATCATCTGCGAAATCTTCAGTAAAGTCAATTGCTACTTCCTGCAGCTTTAATTTTGCTTTTCCTCCCGTGATGTCTATTTTTGTGTCATCATAGGTGTAATTTGCGGGGTTGGTAAAAGGAAAATTAAGCTCAATTGACATACATACCTCTTATGTTATAGCGGTCCCGGAATCATCGTATTCAGTCCCGGTATTATCGAATAGAATAATATCGAAACCCTCTGCGACATCCACCTTGTACGGCAATTCGACATTGATGACATCCGGATCCCAATTTGGCCCACCGCCTGTATATTTTGCCTGGTATACATTGATAGTAAGGGTTTTGTAATTATCCGTATCGAACACATTTGTAGTCGTCAACACTATTTTTAATGCCCTGGCTGTATTCGATTGAAAGTATTCTATTTCTGCTATACTTTCGGCATTATAGATACAGTCTATCATTCCTGTAATCTCTGACTCACCCTCTTCGATTGCGAACGGGGTGGATGTATTATCAATGCGATTATCCGGAGAAAGACCATTCTCTATATCCAGGTTAAGTGCTCTGCATTCAGAATATGTAGCTACCGCCCCAAGTGTCGCACCTATACTGACAAGTCCCGTACAGAGTGATGATTTCACGAAAAATGGGGTATCACTGGTAAACCCCGCACTGGCAGCCGTGGAAAAGCTGGACACTGTGACGGTTTCATCTGTATTAGTTGCGGTTGCATCGGCGGACATTTCGGCAGTTGTATCTGCGTCGGCTGTACTTTCCTGGTGATCACTACCTGTTGTATGCCCTGTGGTATCCTGATCATGCAGGTTGTATTTTGCTTTGATATCATTAAGCTGATCGATTGCACCATGCAGTGTTGTGACATTTGCCGTCGACGTAAGATCGTTTACCGAACTTTGCGCCTGATGATAGGTGGGAGTGGCATCATCTATATCCTCATCATGTGTATCATAGCAGGTTGTAAGCGCATTTGTAAGTGTAAGCAGGGTTGCCAGAGTTGTGGCATCTGCCACAGCGGCAAGGGTGGCCCCTGCCGGATCCTGGGCTTTATGTTCTTCTCCTCCCCCTCCGAAATCATTTATATGACCGACTATCGTATCTTTCAGTGCATTTGCAAGTGCCATGGCCCCGGTCAATCCGGTGTCGAATGATGCAATCACAGTTCCGGCAGGTATTCCAGTACCGCTAATGGGCATGCCTGCATATATACCATCGGTTTCCGAAATATCTGTCAGTGTTGCATCCGCATTTGTAATGTCAGCGGTAAAACTGGTTGCCACGTCTTCAATCGCCCCGGAATCTATACCGGTTCCTTCGATATTCAACATTGCCACTTCATCTATATTCCCGGTAATGGTCATTTTACCGATCTTTGCATCGGTGATTCGATGCACTTTCACAGTTCCGGAATCATCTGCAATCCCGGCAGAATAGAGAAGAAATGTAAGATACGGAAGGTCCTCTGCCGCGGTCATAGTATGCGTGTACCCATCCCCGGATACTGCGCCGGCCTCTGCCCCAAGCGCCCCGTAGAGCAACATTCCGCAATCCCCTGGGTTGAACTCCACTGAAAAATTGAAAGGCACCGTCTGCATGCCTACATAATTGGACCCCTTGAACCGGGTACCTATCCGTTTGTTACTTTCGATTTCAGCGAATTCCTTGAAAAACCCGCCTACATCGACGGGTTGTAAATATGCGAATCTGTAAGCCGCCGTGCCTTTCGCAGACTGAACACCTACGGCAAGCCACATATTCCGGCCTGGATATCTTGATCCCATATTATACCTCCCTCTCTACAATTTCCTGGAAACAATATGTTTTTATCTTTCCTTTATATAGAAGCTTAAATGTCTTTTTTTTGTTGGCCATGTTACCTAAATAAATTAAATAGCAAACACCACCAGCAAAAAACCCTGCACAAAAATAAATAATTGCTAAAATAAAACCTATCATAATCACCTCACAAACTTATTGAATCTTGATAAATAAACCTTAATTCATTTAAAAAACTTTCATTTACTTTTACAATTTCCGCCCGTTCAAATTCGGTTTTTCCGCATCCGTATTTATAAAATTCGCCGATAATTGAATCTTGTTTTTCAAGTATTAAGATTTCTTTATCCGGATTATTTGTTTTCTCATAATATACAGTGACAATAATTTCCCTTTTCACTTTCAACTGCGCCCCCGCAATTGTACCACGGGTTCTATTATCCGCAGGAGTAGAAATTATAGTCATGGTATATTTATTCTCACCCGGCCTATCTTCCGGACTATAAATTAATCCCTGGGCTTTCAGGATATCACGTAAAGCGTATATTTCTTCTCTCACAGCTACCTCCTAAAAGAATGGGATACAAAGGATTCTGTATTTGCAGTTTCATTTTCATCATCGGTCATTTCCCGGAATTTTAATCCCGCCAATAAGGAATACCCTTTCTCTTCGTATTTTTCCGCAAGTACCATCCATGAATCATTGACATCTTTCATAAGCCCATAACATATTTTAGCCAGCGTGAAATATTTATGTGGTGTTTTCAATCTTTCGCTATTACATATTAGAGCTGGCCGGAACCCTTGATTGTCAATATAATTGAGTAATTCATCCCATGCAACGTTAATTTGTCTTTGAAATGTTTTTTTCAATACATACTTAGTTGTTGTGTCAACAATCGCAGATAAAGCGGTTGCCCATGTAAGTTTCCCATCGGATGAATCGTAAGCAGTAACAATCCGGGAATTATTTTCATTGGTGCCGTCAACAAATTCAAGCAGACCTCCTTTGTAAATATTTTCTGCATGATTCATTAGTTCATTATCTATCATATAAGTAGTACCGCCTGAATCAACGGTCCCCGAACGGCAATAATTGAATTTTTCAAGAGCACTGCATTCATCGAACAAATCCTGATCAAGTAATTCATTTCGAATGATACTCAATACCACATCGAACATAGTTGTGTATACATATGTTTTCCCTGATATTACTACAGTCCACCGGGCCTGATTGTGTTCGGATAATTCATCTGTAATATCAGACTCTACCGTATAAGTACAGGTCCCATCACTTCCTGGGGTAATAGTTTCATTAATCAGGAGTTGAGTACCATCTTCTTCGTATATGTTAAGGACACAAGAAGATGGGACCACGTTAAGCCCGTGGTCCCTTAATCGCAAAGTTATTATGTTATCTGTACTTTCGTATAGAATCTGTTCATTCATTAATATACCGATCCTACAGAAATCCTACGCCAATTTGCATCTGCTATAGTATTAGCAGCGATAGCAATGTATAGATAAGAAGAATCTGCCTTTAATTCTCTGGCTGCCCCAACCGTTCCGTTAACGCCTCCCTCAAGAGTTGCAGCCCCGAACGATCCGTTTGCCATTGCTTCTGTTGTCGCAATACTATTTCCGGCCACACCTTTTGTATCGGCTGTAAGATCCACGGTATCACCGGCCCCGTCGGCAGCACCCACGCCCTGGGTATCATGGGCGGTTACCTCTGCGACAATTGCAGTTACTGCGTTGGCTGCCGTACAATCTACGCCGGCGGTTGTAGTCCCTAATGTAGCGGCGTCAAATACATTTGTACCGGCTGTAAAAGTCTCGGTTGTAGCTATGCTATCCCCGGCAGTCCCGCCGATAATTGCGGTAATCACCGCATCATTTGTGGCGAATGCAGCCATTGTTACCTGGGTATGTGCTACATTATGTCCATCTGATCCATCAAGTGCATTTTCAATATTGGCCTGGGCGGTTGCGAGATCTGTACCCACGCTAATTTCACCGTCCGAGTTTGCTGTCCCGTTCGGCACAAAGGTGTATGTTTTTGATCCGATTGTCATGGTATCGCCTGCCGTGGGTTGTGTATCTACTGTAAGAGTACCCTGTGATTTCGTTGTATAACTGGTAATATCAATTGCGAAATCGCTGGCCCCGTCAATAGATTGTGCGGTATCGGCTGCAAACTCATACCGGTCATCGCCGATATCAATTGTCTCGCCGTCTATACACACGCCCGCTATTGTCAATACTCCGGATGCAGCAACTGCATTTACCGGAGTTGCTGATCCCACAGATATGGTTTGTAGTGCGCTATCTGCAAGAGCAAGCGAAGCCTGGACCGCTGCCGTCATATCTGTCGAAGGGATACCACTTCCAGGTTTCACATATGCGGCGTCTGCATTTGCATCAACTTCGTTGATAGCACCGACTATAGTTCCCTTTTCTGTCGTAGTAAGGGTAGAAAGATCACCTATCTCTCCATCAAGCTCATTGACCGCCCCCTGCATACTTCCTTTCTCGGTTGTGGTAAGTGACGCAAGGGACCCCATCTTGACATCCGTAGCAAGCTTTGCATTTGTAACAGATAAGTCAGCAGGGGCTGAAGCGGTGGCATCAATATATGCCTTCAACGCCGTGCTAAGCGGTTCAGGCGCTAGCAATCGCCATTGTGTATCTGTCATGGCTTACCTCACATCCCATCCGCCGATTCCTGCGGTTATCGTTGATGTGTGTAAGTCTTCCGTATCAACATAATTAAGCTTAATGTACCGTTTAGGAGCAATAAGCCCGATGCAATTACGTTGTGCCCAGGTCCCCGCAGGGACGGTAAGAGTAATATACTCGGTTTCCCAGGTGCTGTCATCTTCTGATTGCAACACCTTGACTGTAACTGTATTTGAATTTGTAAAAGCAAGGTCAATAAAAATAAACAAAGCTTTTTGTCTGGCACTATCGTTTGACAGAAGGTCAAGCGTATTTGTACTGTCTGCATTTGTATTGTTCGGTAATGCCTGCGCATCCGAAAACAACATACCAAAATCCTCAATAGGATATTTACTTCTATCTACTAATTCCATCTTATCCTCCTTACAGGCTGCCTTCGTTAGATACCAGATTGCTGTCAACAATAATCGGTATCCCGTCCAATGACTGGACCTCAAAATTCAATCCAGTATCTTCCGGTCTCATCCGAGTCATAGATTCCGGCCACTGTACGAATTCGCCATATCCCGAAAAATTGGTTACCCAAACATCCGGTTTCTGGCCCATCGCATCGTATAACTCAATAATTTTCGCATATGTAAGCCGGTTACTAGAATCAATTTTCGTGATTCTTCCCAACGCTCGCATATCTGCAATAGCGAGTCCGATAAGCGACTCAAATTCGGTCTGATATACTGGGAGTTGTTTTGACACCCCGCCTTGTGTAACGGTTTTTAATGTCCGGGGATATACGGTAATAGAGAAAATTTTCCCATCTGCAAACGGAGAATAAAACCCATATACTCCATCATCACCGAACTTAATACCATAGATACTGAAAGTTTCCGAACTGGCCCCGCAGGATACATAAGTATCTGCCGAACTGCCTAACATCCTGAAAATACCTTCAATCGATTTAGCGGATTTCTGGCCATAGAAAAGCCGGTAATCCGCTTCTTTACCGAGTGCCAGTAAAAATTTCTTTGCTTCTTTTTCCCGGTATTTAGCTACACCGCCTGGATACTTTTCGGCTTTTAATGCATCTGCATCTGAAAGACCGCCCAATCGGGCAACTGTCTCGATAAGTTCCTGTTCTGCGCCCTTGGAAGCGGTGAGTCCTTCACCGAGACGCAACCAGGATACGGTAGGATAAGAAGATAGGCGGTTTATCGATTCCGATAATCCTTGAATCTCTTTCATCGGAATTATTCCAAGAAACGTTCCAGCACGCTTATCTACGACAAGGTCTACAACTGGAGCCTCTCCCGTATCCGCTGCAATTTCAACAATTGTAGGATAATCCCACATGCTCATAAGCATTCTCTCCTTTATGATTTATTTTTGAACAAATCCAGGAGAGTGGCTTTTTCCTTTCCGCCTGCGGGCGGGGACCCATCCCCTTTAGATTTGCTATCGAGGATTCCCGCTGCTTTGAATTTTGTTAATGTGGCAAGTTTTGTTTCAACCGGATCAGTTTCTGTAATAAGCTGTTTGATGTTATCCGGTAGGTCTTTTGCTTCTTCATTATAATAAGCTTGCAATGCTGTTTCCAGGGTTGTTGCCCTGGTTTTCAGTTTTTCAAGCTCATTATGATCAGTTTCATACAGTTCCTTATATTTGCCTTGTTCTTCCAGGGCTTTCTTTTTTGCCTCTGCCTCTGCCTTTGCCTGTTTTTCGGCTTTCTTTTTCATTTCATCATGAACTTTGAGAAGGTGTTTTCTATCTTCTTCGGATTTCAATAATTCAGCGAGTATTTCCTCTCTTGTACGATTGTCTGTCCCGGAAGTATGGTCTTTTCCGTCTTTCCCTTTTTCCTGGGCGTCCTGATCACCGGTTTGATCTCCGGCTCCGGTGCCAGTGGAGTGGTCTCCTCCTCCGGACCCGTCATCAGGCGATGCGAAATAAATCGCACAAAGCATATTTGACAATAACCTTAACATAAGTATACCCTTTTCCTTTCTTTATGTCAAATCTTTTTTTAAAAAAAGTTGACTATGAGTTATAAAATATCTGTACCTGATTTAAAAGAATCCCCCTTTTAAATGCAGGTTTTTTTAAATCATGAAGGAAAACCGGACTTACTTATATCCTTTCACTCTCTCCCGTAAATCCGGATCTGTTCTCAATCTCTCTTGGAATTCCTTCCTAACCTCCGAAAGAGGTGGTACTTCCACGGGCTCCCCGAAATCATCCGGGACAAATATCGATTGTAATAAAATACACATACAATAATATTGACAAACCGAAAACCCGGATTGTGGCAATCCTATCCTTTCCCATTCCGGATAAGTTTTCTTTTCCAGATGCCGGGGTGCACAATCCTTGCAGGGATCCCCGGAAGTGGTTACCCAGGTATACAGAGTTTCTTCATCTTCCCGGCCCGTGCCTAATCCCTCCTGGGTAATAGTATCCAGATTACCCCCGGTTATCTTAACGAACAAATTTATCACCGGGCCAAATATGGGCCCGCCTTCCTGGAAATCTGCCAGCATTACATTAATAATGGCTTTATCATCCATTCCCCGGGATTGCATAGATATGATTAAGTTCTTTATTTTTTCCCCGGCAGTACGGCCCTGCGCCCGGAAAATAAGAGAAAACTTTTCTGAATCTACAAAATCCCACCAATCAGCCATTAATCCTTTACTTCAACTCCTGTTATTTCCTGTTTTTCAGTAATTACTTTCACATATCCTTTTGATAGAAAAAACCCTATAATCTGGTTATCTTTTTCTATCTGCCCAGATATACCGCCATTATCATACATTTGAACAACTGGGTTTTCCCCGGTAATATGCTCAATCAATTGTCCGGTTTCTGTCATTATTGATACTTTCATAATCTCTCCTTTATTATCCTGTATTTCTTAACCCTCTCCTTAATTCCCGTCGCACCATCGGAACCACACTTCCACGTAACCAACCACGTAGGATTTGCCTGCAATCCCGTTGTGCTTTTTCCGATACCCCGTAAAACTTATATCCTTTCCGAGTAACATAGACACCTACATTCCCCCCATCCGGGGCAGGGTAGTCAAAATAGATACGGCCCCCGGTTCCGTTCGGTTCTATTACTATAACATAAGTATTTTTTTTTAGAAAAGTATCTTTTTTCCCTCTTAACTGCCAGTCATGGCCTTTTTTTCTTATCGTAGATGGGGCATTCCTTTTTTGTGGCCCTTCGGTTATTTTTTGCCTGGTTACTACTTTTCGCATAATATCCTTGACGATAAGATCAGCACAGGTTTTGAGAATCCTGGATAGGCTATGGTTTATATCACTTTTCAAGCTCATGAAAAATATTCTGTAAATCCCAATCACATGGGGGGTTATCAAGTTTACAAATATATTTATTAGTGAATAGACATTTAGCGCAATCTATTTTAGTTTCATTACAATATTCAGAAATTATTTGTATACCCACTTTTATCCGATCTTCAATATCAAGTTTATTGAAAAGGTCCAACAAATCTTCCATCACAAAAGGATTTTTGTATTTAATTTTCATTCATTTCCTCCCCGGTTTCTATTACATATCCTGTACCACAGTTGCCACATTCCAGGTCAATCAATTTTGTATCTTCCGGTCTTACCGCATACCACCGTTGACCACATTTCACGCAGATTACCTCACTTACTTTATGCGGTAATCCTTCCTCTATGTTAATTATGTTACTCTTTGGCATTTTCTACTTCCTTCTTAAATTTTTCTCCTATCTTCAGTGCATCATCCCCGAACCGGCTTATCATCAACATGCCCATGGCTGCGAAAAACCGAGAGCAATAATCGGACGGGTCATCGATGCACTCCTTCACGTCAAAATCAAGCTGAAAATTATCTTTGATCACGGTTTCCATGATTAATTCCAATTCCCGCCTGCTCTGGGTGAATTTAACTATTTGTTGTCGATTAACCATTTAGGTTTCCCCTTCCGGTTTCTGGCCCTGCCGTAGACGTTCATTTTCTATCAATTTATCCGTAAGAGTTTTTTTCGGCTTAATTCTTTCCGTCTCTTCCCGAATTTCCAAAAGTTTTTTTTCTGCATCTTTCCGGGCAAGGTCCGGGTCCTTACTGATCATGTAATCAATAGAATTTGCCGTACCCTGGGCAAACTCAAACTCCCATTTCTGTTGTTCTTCCGGCCAGGGATTAGGAAATATAATCTCTCCAGGATTGAATTTCAAGGTTGCTTTTTCTGAAATCTGTTTATCAAAATCTGTATTATTTATAATCCGGTATGTTTCAAAAAGCTGTTTTTCCACCATATCGCAAATAGGTATATCAGCTTCCCTGATTTCTTTCAAAGGCTGGCTTTTAATATTCAATGCAAAGCCACTTTGTATATTTCCTTGCACAACAAATTGATCCGGGGAAATACCAAATTCCTCACCTATAGTGACAATTGCCTGCTGTATGTGTCGGTCAAGATCAGCTAATGACCCGGATGTCAGATCCAGCACATTTGCCGTCCCTCCTTCTCCCATCAGCAAAGCCGCAGCCTCCCCTATCGCTGCATTTTTCACCTTCTCGTCCACATCGCCGGCCAAGACAAGCTGTTTATGTGTTTGAAACTTTATAAGGTTATTCATGCGAGTTTTCGCAAGTCCTATCTGCATATTGGCTTCGTATACATTTTCGTTAAGATGCTCATTATAGTAATCTACCACAGGGAATTCGGCATGAAAGGGAATAATTGGAATTATACCATACTTGTTTTTCATATCATATGTTTCCCCGGTCATAGGATCTTTTTCCAGTAATTCTCCAGTCTGATTCAGAAAATATCGATGATCCTTATCATAATATACCCAATATTGAATATCTTTTTTCCCATCCGATATCCTGACTATATACGAAATTGAAATAGGTGTGATATTGTCCTCTGGATCCGTTTCTACATGGATGATATCCGGGGTATATACAAGCAGATGGATTTTTTCTTTTTCTTCCGATGCCCTAACATGAAGATAACAGGTTGTACAGGCTTTTGATAGGCGGTGTGCTTCCTGCATAATTACATCAAGATTCGTGTCTTCTTTCCAGGCTTCCCACACATCAGAAATTAATTCCTTTTCACCTTCGAC